AAGACGGTAATAACGGAAGTGTTCATTACCGATTGCACCATAAGCAGAGTTCAAAGAGATCTTCTTTGCCATCTGAATATTGTTACATCTCGCAATCTCTTTCATGAGTTCAACAGTGGGTGTCTTCTCATATTGCTTCTTAGCAGCAATCATCTTCTTCTTAAAGATGACACGAGAGTCATACATCTTCTTCATCATCTGAGGAAGAAACCCATGCTTGTCCTTGCAATACTGAGCACCATTGGCACACACAGCAAACTCACCGTCAATCTCTACTTGCTTCTGAAGTATCTTATCAACGGTGACTGATGGATGTCTGGCATCCTGGAGGGTCTCTGGGGAGATGTTATACTGCATAATAAGATGAGGATACAGAGAGTTAAGGTCAAAACTGACCACCCAATCATAGAATCCTGGTTTCGGTTCCTTGACATAAGCACCAGCATACTTCTCAGTCTTGGTCGCTTCTTTCTTAGGAGGAATGGCAATCTTCCTCTTCAAGAGCTCGCAGTAAATATAGTTATCCCACATGCGAACCTGACTAAACACATCTTCATAATTCACCTTGGCGTCATATGCCATGGTGTATGCCAGTTCAATCAGTTTCATCTTGTCATCGAGTTTATCCACCAGGCGAACGTCATGGATGTTGTACTCGATGAACTTCTGCCAGTCGTTCTCGTAGAACTCTTTGAACGTGTCAAACTCAGAGTGATCTAGTTTCTTCTCGTTCAGTTCTACAGAACAGATGTGATCCAGACGATAACTCTCTTGGTTTGTATAAGTAAATTTCTTATACAGTTCTAGATAGTCAAGCGTAGAGATGCCAAGCATGTCGATAGAAAAGTTCTTACGACCCTTGATAAAGATCTCACGTTGAGACACAAGTTTCCAAGGCGATAGAAGTTTCACAAACTTCTCACCCATGATACGGTTGATACGATTGTGGATGTACGGCATATCGAACAACTGACAGTTCCATCCCGTAACAACATCAGGATAGTTCTCTTGCCAGTAGTCAAGGAATGCACCCATCATGGTCTCCTCAGACCTGAAGTGCATGTAATCCACCATGGGATCTTGGTTATTGAATGCACGGGCACCAAAGACCGTTATACGCCCCGAGAAGGAGTCCTTGATACTGATAGCAAGGATCTCCTGATCAGCACTCTCAATGTCAGGGAACCCGTTCTCAGCGGCAGTCTCGATGTCAATAGTAAAGACACGGATCTTGCTGCTGTCGAACTTCAGTTCTTCCTCTGGGTGCTGCTCAGCGATATACTGATACAGAAACCGAGAGTTACCATAGATCTCAAAGTCATCAACTTCCTTGTACTGCTTCACGAAGTCTCGTGCTTCAGTAATAGATCCAAACTTATGAGGTTCTACACAGTCTCCTTCTAGTGTTCTCCACTCAGAATAATTCTTCGTAGGCAAATACAGCGTTGGGTTAAAAGGAACCCTAACGCTGTAGCGATTGCCGTTCTCATAACCACGTACAAGCAGACGGTTGCCTGCTTGCTCAACACTAGTGTAAAACTTCATTCAAGACATTCAATATAACGAGCAAGCAACTGCTTGCTAGGGTTAGTCACAACAGTCAGGTCCGAAGACCTGACATTGAATTCGCGCTCAGCAGCATGTGGTGCCCATGGAGTGATCTGACCTTCACAGTCTATCAAATAAGGTTCTACCATCCAGACATCAGGGTCACCCGTAAGAGTGTCCCCTTCAACTGGTTCTACTTGAGCAATAATCCACTCATTCTGCAGCTTCAGCAGGTTCGCTGTTATCTCCATCAGTTGCCTCCTCAAAGAAGATTTGTTCTTTTGAAATTCCGATCTCTTCTAGACGCTTCACGAAATTATCGACGATAGAATTCTCTGGGAAAACAACACTAATGATATGCTCTCCAGAAATTCTATGTTCTTCTACAGGAGAGAAAACGCAGAATCTGGTGTATTGAATAGGAACAGTTCCATCATCATTAGGGTCACCCAGAGAAAGTGTGTATGGATATACCATACGATATCCAACTACATTATCTTCTTCGCGAACTTCACCAAAAACGCATAGGACACTAGCGCCAGTAGTAAGATTTACGATACGAATATTGTGATTAGTTTTCAGTGGTTGTGGTTCCGTCATTTTCTAGTTCCTTTTTCTCAGTGATTTTTTGTTCATATGCTTTTTGCAATCCTGGTTCTGGATTGCTGATTGTCATAACACAATCATACGGAATCTTAAATTGCCAATCTGGTGTATAAGGATTCCACTTACTAAAGCGAACTTGGTATTCCATACCATGTGCTTCAGTTAAGTATTGAGGTGTGCCGCTATCAAGATTCAGAATATATGGATCTTCCATAAGAAGACAAATACCTTTTCGGTCTTCACCTTCTTCATCAAAGATTTCTTTTAACTCTGTAATGACGCGATCACCAGTCTTTAGAGTGACTACTGATACAGACATAACTATTTTGAGTTTGCAATTAGTTTAACATCAAAAAAGGGGACCGTCAAGTCCCCTTCGATTCTATTTAGAACCATATCTTTCTCTTCTGTTTTTCTGGTAAGTTCTTGACGAGAGTGATTGTAAGGAGACCATCAACAAATTGAACGTCTTCGACTTCTACATCATCTGCCATCTGCCAGTTACGAGAGAATGTCCTGTATGAAATTCCTTTGTGAGAATAACTTCTTTCCTTATCTGCTGGTGCTTTTTTAGCAGAGACTGTCAGAACATTTCGTTCTGTTGTGACTTCAATATCTCCTCCTGAAAATCCAGCAAGAGCGACTTCCAGTAATGTTCTACCATCACCTCCGTCGACAACATTGTAAGGCGGGTAATTCGATCCACCTCCTGCGAGAGCTTCAAGTCTGCTGAATGTTTCATTGAATCCGATTGAATAGGGGGTATAGTGTTCCCAAGTAATATTAGTCATGTCCTTAAGTAAGCGACGTTTGCATATGACCCGTTAGGCATCACATGTTTATTTAACGTTTGACACTAAACCTTTAATAAAGGAAAACCGTATTAAAAGTTACGGTTTATTCTACAACTGTCTTCTTACGACCAATATTATACTTAGATTCTAGCGTCCAATCATTTTTTTCTTTGAATGAAAGAACTTTAATTTGATTGAGTGGAGCAAGGTCAGAGATTTTATCAGGATTGACTACAGTAATCAATCCCCAATCAGACAACAATTGAATGATACGATTGCGACGTTGAATATCATTCAATGATAGATTTGTATTCTTGCCATCAAGAGCGAACAACTCTTTAAAATGTACAATATAATACTTGCCTTGTTTATGCAGGATGTGGCATGACTGGTAGATTTTCTTTTCCTTACGAGATGCTACACCAATACGAGTTAGCGTTTCTCTTACCTTCAGGAAGTCATCTGGTTCTCCAAGAACCACTTCTACCATATCAGTTTGTTTCCACTGGATCTCAGTTTCACCGTTCATTTTCTTCCACCTTTATTCAATGCCTTTGTAATATGATCTAGTTGATCCTTAGTGAGAACCCTGAGTGCTTGGAGTGCTTTATCGTCATTATAACCATAATACTCTTTGACTACTTCAAGATAATCAATAGAATCTTTACGTGCCCAGGGAGAGAAACGCTTCCTAGGTTTCACACTATTTAGTAAAAAGTCATATTGTAACTTCTTTGGAAGGTGGGGATTCTTGTTTAGTTCATTGGCAAACAAGATAGTATCCGTAAAAGAACTGAGGCACCTGTTAATAATGTAAGGAGGATAACCTCGCTCAGCATCAACGTCGCCATCAAGGATATTCTTTTTTGATTGATTGATGCTGTACAGATAGTCTTTCAGTTGGTATGTCATTCCAGTGTCTGATTACTCCAGATATAATAAAAGCGTTAGTGACCATGTAACTAACAAAAATAACGGTGCGTATGATAGCAACGTAATTGTCAAAAGGAGCTGTCTTGTCGTCACTGAAACTCCCTAGTGCATATTTCCATACTTGCCACATTAGAACTTCGCCGTAACGCCAACAATCTTAGCGCCAGGGTTGCGGGCAATAGCAACCTTGCGAGCATCCTGATAGTCAGTAGCAATCACCTCTTCCTTGAAGACGGTGCCTGCTTTGTAGAGGGTGACTTCACATTTCATAGTTGGTTAGGACGAGTTCCTTGCGTGACGCTTGATCTGTATTATAACTCCCTACGGAGCGCATGGTGTAAGTGTGTGCAAATTCTCCTACTGTCCATCCTTGGAACCTCTCTTTGATAAGAGCAGACGAGTTGTAAGATATGCATTGAGGACCGACAAACCGATCACACTTAATAGCAAAATGATCGTGGTTGAACCCGCTGTGCATATTGCCCCGCTTTCCATATAGATTAGATCCAATTTCATAGGGGGGATCAAGGTATGTGAAGACTGACTTCTCATCGCTAAGGAGGTATTCATAGGACTTGTTAGTAATTTTCCAATTGCCAATTAGTTTTTGATATTCACGAAGTCGTTCGATACCTGCAAGGGAGAAGTTGGAATCACTTGCTTGCTTGGAGAATGACGAAGACTCAGTAAGACCAGAAAAGCTACACTTATTAACAACGTAAAAGGAAACAGCACGCCAGATATTCTCATTGTAAGGAGGGAACTGATCTGTTGTTGCAGATCCTGATAGGTACTCTTTAGCATCCAAGAAAAGTTGTTTCGCGGAAGTGGGCTCAGGGTGCCTTTGTTTAAGTTGGATGAGTATGTCCGTAATTTCATTGCCGTGGTCCTGCAGTTCTCGCCAGAAATTATAAAGAGGTTCGTAAAGATCATTGACCCAAATGTCCAAACCAGGATATCGTTTAGTAATCTCAAGTGCTACACTACCACCACCAAGGAAAGGTTCTCTGTATTCCTTGTAACCTTTGAGGTCAGGAAAATACTGGAACAGTTTGCTGAGTGCTCTACTCTTCCCCCCTGGATACCTCAGAGGAGTCTTCAGGGATTTCAAAGTCTTGGTCATGATATTTAAGGTACTCCCAAAAGGTAAGTTTCATTTGTTTCAGCGTCATGCCACAGTGAGCGGCAGCTGCTGGTAGGTTCATTGTAGCATGAAACAATGCTTCATGCGCTTCCTTTACGTTTTCTGGTGTTGTTTTTACGTATCCAGTTGTATTGTCGTTCTGGTTCTCCATTAAGTCGCTCAAGCATTTCCTCCATCATAATAAATTTAGGTTCCTTCTCAATGAATTTGAGTAAAGTCATACTCCACCATCTCTAAGACCAGTCCGTGGATTGATAGGAGGTCTCTTATCAGTTTTTTTCTTTGGTTGATTTGGTTTGCGAAGACGAACGTTAGGGACTTTTTTACCAACTCCCTTCCAGTTCATACCATTCTCATACTTGTTTTCAGATGGAAGTTTAGTCACTTCATCCGACACTTCTACTTCTTCTGTATGAGAGAATGTAAACCAAGAACAAGTATCACCTGCAAATTCCCAGGAGTAAAAGTAATCGTCCTTTCTAGATTTGTGAAGTTTTACGCCACTCTCTTGGAAAAATGATTTGACTTCGTTTTCATTGAAGTAGTTGGGTCCACCACCATAGATGGTGTGTTTGTAGATGTACTTAGTTTTTTTCATTTGAATTCACAACTCATCATAATTTCAGTTAGACATGCAAGCATATTGACTTCCTGATCAGGAACAATCTGAATGTCACGCATATACTTGGCAATGATAAGAACTGCCTCGGGGATAGAAGCAGGTTTAAGAACATCATAGATGCTATCATAAATCTTACGCATCACCATACTGGGATCATTGTCCATGTGCTGGACAACCCAGTTCTTCACATTGGTAAATTCCTTTTTCTTCAAAGAAGACAACAGAGTGTCAAGATTAACGTCAGCAACATCAACCAATATGGCAGAGTTGATATCACCTGTAGCAGCGTAACGCTGACACTCGTTAATAAGACGACGCCAATCAGGATAATAACGCTTTGTAAGTTTAGCAAGGACCTTATCCTCATACTGGATTTGTTCATGATCCAGAATAGTCTTGAGGCGAGTGAAGAACTGCCCTTGCAAACCAGTCGCTTGTTCTGGTTTAATTCTAAAGTCAACAACCGTGCAACGCGAATGCAGCGGTTCGATAATTTTATTTATGAAGTTGCAGGTAAAGATGAAACGGCAGTTGCCATGGAACTCCTCAACAGCGGTCCTGAGAGACAACTGCACGTCATTAGTGGTGTTGTCTGCCTCATCGATGATAACGACCTTGTGGGACGCTCCAGAGGTCAGAGAGACCGTTGTGGCAAACTGCCTCACACGGTTCCTCACGGTGTCTAGGAAGCGTCCTTCGTCTGATCCGTTGATAACGATGTAAGAGGCACCAATCTCCTCACACAGCGCCTTAGCGATGGTAGTCTTGCCCACACCTGCAGTGCCACTCAGCAGCAGGTTAGGCAGTTCGCCTTGATTGACGAATCCCTGAAAGACATTCTTGATGCTGTCAGGAAGAATACAATCTTCAACAATGTTGGGTCGATACTTCTCAACCCACAAAAATTCTTTACTCATTAATTAAAAAGCTCACTGGGTTCATAAATTTGTTCAATAGTTCCTGTCTTCATTTGAGTCGAGGAAACTCGTATAGTGCCACGATCGTATGAGTCACTATGTGATGCAGATTTTATAGTGTAATGTACCTTCTTATTATAAAGAGCACAATAATTTAAGACCCACAGGAAAGCAGAAGCATCTACTGGATGATCTGGATCTCCTGTTATAACCATAGTATCCAAATTGTATGTCATAACAAAATGACATCTATTTGGTTTCAACCAATCTGGAAATCTTTTGTCTTGTGTCCAAGCACAATAATATCCTTTACAAACATCAGGTCTGCTAGGATCACCAAAAATACCACAACCATCACATGTTACATGAGGACAAGGATTCTTGGGATAAACCTCATGCTCATTTATCTTTACGGTTAATGTTCCTTGACAGCATAAACTACAGTCACCACATTCTCGAAAAGTTTGACTCATTGTAAAGGTCTTGTAAAAGATTTACAAATGATGTCTTGAGCATTGAACATCATCTTCATATACTCTACACCCTTCTTAGGTTTGGTGTGCTCTCCACAAGTAAAGATATCACACACTGCCATTTTCTTCTCTGGCCAGGTATGGATACTGATGTGAGACTCAGCAAGCATGGCGACACAAGTTACACCCTGAGGATCAAACTTGTGTGAGTGCAAAGCAAGCAAAGTTGATTTACACTTGCCTGCTGCTGCATATACAGTATCCCTCACAAAACCTTCATCATCTAAAAGAGATGAATTGCACTCTTTAAGAGTGAAGAGGATGTGTTTCATCAGGGTTCAAGGGCGATGTAGTAAGTCAGATCGACATTGGTGTTTGTCCATTCTGAGATAAGGTGTTTGGATACCTTGACAGTATAGTCCCCAGGTAGCAAACGAATGTTTTCAATCTTAACATCAAGAGAATAGGTGCCAGTAGAACAACCTGCCACCGTGAGATCGTAAGTATTACTGGTATCATTTTCTTTATCGCGAAGGATAAGTTTGATAGTATTTACACCTTCTTCAGATTGGAAGGTTAGATCAGGGAGACTATAAACAGCAGATGCTTTCTGCAATTGAATAAGTTCTTCGCCTGTCAGATTGAACTGGAGATCAGCACCAGGGAAATTTACATTCTTCTCTGGAGCACTCTTGAGCGTAATCTCAGGGTCAGAGAAATAATACTTAGCAGACTGACGCCCGCCACGGATAGAAACATAATCGCCAGATGTGAATTCCAGTTGAGGATCGTTAAACAGAGAAATCCCAGAAAGGAACTGACTAAGATCATAAATTGCGAAGTCGCTAGGAAATACTTCCTCGCCAGTGAATTTTGCGAGAATGTTCTCTGCATTGCTAATAGTTCGTACTGTGCTTCCCTTTCGGAATACGATGGAGGAATTGATTGTCGAGAAATTCTTGAGGACATCGAGAGTTTTCTTGGATAGGATAACTTTACTCATTGATTGTAGGATTCAGTAACAGAGGTCTTGTCAGAGAAGTGGAGAAGAAGGAGACCGTAGTGCAGGATCTTAATAATGTCCCGACGAGCAGTGCCCTTCTTATCGTAGCGAGAAGCATACTTCAAGATGTTGCTTCGACAGAATGCCTCAGCGTCACCACATGCTTCTATCAAGTCTAACGTTTGAATACTGTCATTGCCAGCAGAGTAATGTTGATTGTAGGTTCCAGAAATATAGTCACGTAGCTCTTGGAGTAGAGCGTCTTCATTGTATTTAAATGCCATTCAGCGATCCCAAATAAGGCGTAGATTATCATGGTAGCATTCTTCGACGTTGCCGTCAAGGTCTTTGACAAACAACTTCAGACCCTCGCCACCTAGGATCTTGACCGTCTTGTGATCTACACCATTATCGATAATGGCAAGATGATTTACATAACCGTGAAACTTATCAGTCCTGGGTTGCGGCATTGTCTTCCTCCTCGGTTTGAACATCAGCATCAATTTTATCATACAATTCGATGAAAGACTGCTTGGTCTCATCATCGAAACGATTCACACAAACTTTGATTGCCTTCATGCGATCACCCCAGATAGCATATGCTCGCATGATATGCACCAGGCGACGGGTGCTGATAACCTCATCAATACCACCGTCCTTGAAAGTACGGCGGATGATGTCTGCCCAGTTAGCAAGGTTGGTGCAGAACTCTTCGTCATGCTTACCAACAGAAGCAGCAACACGAACAAGGATCTTGCTCTCAACAGCAGGGGTAGGATACTCCTGCTCGAAAGTCAGTGCAAAACGCTCAAGGAATGCTTCGTTGAGAACGTTGGTGCCGATGAAACGACCGTCATCAGAACCCTTGCCCTTGGTGTTGGCAGTAGCGATGACGTTGAAACCAGCAGCAGGAGTGACATAGCGACCAGTCTTTTTCAGGAAGACACCCTTGCCCTCTAGAACAGATTGCAAACACAGGATCTTATTCGATGCCAGATCCACTTCATCTAGAAGCAGCACAGCTCCCCGTTCCAGAGCTTCGATGACTGGACCATTATGCCAAACAGTTTCGCCATTAACAAGACGGAACCCACCAATAAGATCATCCTCGTCAGTTTCAATGGTGATATTGACACGAATCAACTCTCTATTTAGAGCAGCACATGCTTGCTCAACAGAGAAAGTCTTGCCGTTTCCTGACAGACCAGTGATGAAAGTAGGATAGAAAATACCAGACTGGATGATTTTCTTTACGTCAGTAAAGTTACCAAAGGGAACATAGTTGTCGTCTTTGTTAGGAACAAGGTTCTGCTCGATAGCAGGAGCAGCAGCAGGTGCTTCGTATTGCTGCTCAAGACGCTCAGCAACAGTCAGGTTCCAAGTGCCACGCTTCACATAGAAGTCACGCAGACGCTTGACAGCAGTAGGATAGGTGACACCAAAGTGGTCACAGGCAGAACGAACATGGTTAGCATTGATGTCGTTGCCATAGGTGTCAGACAGATAAGAAGTAAGTTGTGTGGTGGTCAGGTCAGACTTGGCAGGCATTGGTTGGTTGCGTATGAAGTAAGTATAGGGCAGAGTGGGGCAGAGTCAGGGGCAGGTAGGACAGTTCATCAAGCGACATACTCAATAAAAGAATTTAGCAGTTTCTTGTTTGCAGACTTGCCCCTGAGCATCTTTTTAAATGCTTTGGAGATCTCTCCTTTCTTAGCACCAGACTCCACATCAAACTCAGTATCAGAATCAACAGAATTACTGCTGATAGCATACAGAGCAGTGTAGCTCTTAGGGAAAGGAATAACAGCAGACTTGTCTTTCTTCCACTGTTTCTGAACTTGATCGTAGTGAGCAATGCTGGCATAGGTGCTGACAAAACCAGACAAACCACTACCACTCATGATACGGAAACCGAGCACATTCACACCAGAATTACGATCACGCAGTTGCTGGATAAAAGTATTGGTCATCTCACCCCATCCGTCATTCATAGGATAGACACGTCCAGTAGTGCGATCACGAAGAATAGTGCTGTAGTCAAGACGACGGGGACGAACATAAAACTCATCACGATGGTCATTGTAATACTTGCGACCATAAGATGCTTGACATGCTTCACCATCAGTCAGAATACAGAGATTCACTTTCTGCAGATCATTCTGTTTTTTGAACTGAGGGATGATGTAGTTCATCATCACAATACCCTCGTTCAAAGGAGTACCAGAAAGACCTGCACCTGGGGTAGTGTGATAACCAATATGATAGGTATAACCATATGCCTCACGATACAGATTCAGACACATACGCTCGTAATCTTTAGAGTTAGAACGAGATGACACAAAATTCATCAGATGGAAAATACCCTTCTGAAGGAAGATCTTACCTTCTTCACAACCCATCTGAGCAAAATACTCATCATTGGAAAGATGCTCATCCTTTCCTTCTTTAGCGCGACGGACAGCATACCATTCATTGGTGAAAGCATACACCTCAAAAGGAATCTGGACTTTCTTACAGAAGGCAGTCAAGTTCAGCAACTGCTTGACAGTTGCCAGGATTTCTTTAGACATAGAACCAGACCAGTCAAGAAGGAACAGCAGACCATGGTTCTTGCCATCAGGCAGCACAGTTACTTTCTTGAAGATGTCATCATTGTACTTGTAAGTGTGTAACTTAGAAGTATCAAGCACACCAGTCTTAGATTGACCTGCACGAGCGTAAGCGTCAGCAGACTTACGACACTCAAACTCCTTAACAAGATAATTTACCTCCTTCTGAGATTGCTTACGAAACTCCCTGTAAGATTTATCTACATCATCGTACCGATCTGAGCGGTCAATTCCGTCATTATTGTTAAGAAAATTGCTACGGTACTCATCAATCCAGTCATGAACTTCAGTCCAGTCAGCGATGTAGGTGGGGAGATCAACACTCTCAGGGATCTCAACATACACAGGATTGTTGGAAAACTTGTTAGTCAGTTTCTCAGCAGCATCATTGAAGGAACGTTGGGTCTCGGATGTTTGACCACCTTCAGCACCTGCTTCTTCATAGTCTTCCTCTTCATCATCACTCTCAATAGGACCAGCATTATTAGTGCCTGCCTCAGGTGTTGTTTGAGATTTCTTCTCTTCCGTTTGCTGCTCAGATTCTTCGCCATCGGTAGTTTCAATTTCAGACTGTTGAGCATTTGCAGGAGGTTGTTCTTCTACGATCTCTTGCTTAGAAAACTCATATACATCAACAGCAATCTGACAGACTTCCTCAAAAGTCTCAGCAACATCAGTGCGAGAAACAAACACCTGCTCCTCAATAGAAAAAGGAATCATGGCGCTGGCACCAACCTTGAAATGTAGGTTGATACGATCGATCAAACTGAGCTCACTCAAGTCTTGATCTTCAATGCCAAAAAAGTCTTTGTCATTCAGTTCCCTATAACCACCAGCAAATGACTTGCGAAGACCAGGATACTTACGCTTCATCAGTTTCTCGATGCGAGCATCTTCAATGACATTCACAAAGTCTTTGGGGCAATCAGCAATATCACGCCAGTCTTCGTTAGGAGTGAAGAGAGCATGACCGACTTCGTGACCCACCAGCATGTCATAGACGGTGCTAGAAGCGCGATCCCAGTTAGGCAGAGTAAGAACGCGACGATCAACGTCAAACGATGCGGTAGCAACCTTGCGATGCTCTACAATCAAGTTCTCTGTAGCGAGCAGGCGGGCAAGGTTACCTTTGATTTCTTGGGTCAGCATGGCGTCTCTCGTGTTGATGCCATTAGTATATACAAAAAAAGAGGTGCCCGAAGGCACCCCTAGACCGCTTCAGCAACTGTCTCCTGGATGACGGAGAAATTCTTTTCTTTCACGGCAGTGATAGTTCTGTCAAACTTACCATCCAAGTTCTCACGGTGACTGATGACATACACGTTAGAGTTGTCATCGAAGTTTCGTAGGATCCAACTAAGATCCATACCACCCTGCTGGTCTAGAGAACTGTCAAAGATCTCGTCTAGAATGAGGAGGTTAGTATCCACAGAATTCTTAAGTTTAGCGATAGAACGCCAAGTAAGCAACAGAGCGATATCAATACGAGATTTTTCTCCCTCACTGAAACTATCATATGAAAACACATCACGGTATCTAGATTTGATGATCTCCTCAAAGTTCTCGTTTAGCGTAAAATTGACATAAAAATCCATACGCTGGAGATATTGATTGATCAACTGATTCATCGCTGGAAGATACGTCTTGATAATACGTGTCTTGATTCCGTTGTCTTTCAACAACTGCGATGCCACCAACAGTGTATCACGATCCTTGCGGTTCTCTGCCTGAGTGCCACTCAATTCTTTTTTATTCTTAACAAGACCTTCGAGTTTGACAAACTCTGCTTTCTTGTCTGGGTTACTACCTTCCAGTTCTTTGATCTCTTGTTCTAAATCAGAGATCCCTCTTCTGAGCGTAGTGATTTGATAATTCGCCTGAGTAATATTATTGTTGAACCCAAGTACAATTTTCGATAGTCGATTGAACTCATCCTCTCGTTCCTCTTCTTTTGAGATAGCATCTAACAGATCTTCAAGACCAGTCTGCAAGTTATTTAACTCACCTTCACCTTCAGTAATCTTTTCTTGCCTAAAGTCTTCGCTTAGATCTTGAGTACAAGTAGGACAGACATGATTATCTGTAAAAAACGAGTGTTCTTTTTGACAACTTGATAACTTTGATTGTATTTTAAAAAGAAAAGTGTTTAACTTCTTTAGTTTTTTTGCACTGGAAGACAAATCCTCCATCTCTTTAGAATGTTTTTCGACTTCAGAAGTCAGACGCGCAATTTCATTGTGCTGTTCGTTTTCATTTTGTAACAATTCAGTGATCTTATTCTCTTTACGAGTGATCTCTTCCTTGGTTTTCTTCTCCAGTTCCAGCATATACTTTTTCTGGAGATCAATCCTCTCGTCAAGTAGATGAATCTGATAATCAAGTGTCTTGATCTCTTCGTTGTTCTCCCTGACCTTATCCTTCAGTAGGACATTCATCGTAGAGAACACTTGGATATCAAGAATATCTTCGATGATCTCCCGACGTTGTGCTAGTGGCAGACGCATGAACGGCACAAACGTGGAGGATCCCAACACCACAATCTGTGTGAATGATTTGTAATTCATCTTGAGGACGTTCGCCTCAAAGTTCTTCTGCTGTTCTACCAGTGTGCTTTCTTGATTCCACAACTCACCGTTACAGTAGATCTCAAACTTGTTTGGTTTGATACCACGAATAACTTTATAGTCCTTGCGACCGATACTAAACTCTATCTCGGTCATGCAATCCTTTTCGTTAATACTATTAACCAATGCTGGTTTATTGATCTTACGAAAAGGTTTTCCAAACAGAGAAAAGGTAAGGGCATCCAAGATGGTGCTCTTACCTGCTCCGTTACTACCGATAATTAGATTGGTTTTAGATGCTTGTAAATCAACTTCACTGAATACATTACCCGTTGAGAGAAAATTCTTCCAACGGACTTTTTTAAAAATAATCATTCTTCGGGGTCGTCAGGGGGGATCAAAAAATCGTCAGGGGTAATGATAGAGAACTTGTGTCCTCGTTCTTGACATGCCGTAATTATAACAGCATCTTCTACTTCTACAATCTGCATTGGAGGATAATCTTCATCATCTTCTAACATCATAAGATATCTGTCTGCATCATCTTCTTCCTCAAAGATAGGAATAACCCTATCTTCGTCTTGATCAAAGACAGAATATACACCATCGGGATGGTTTTCTAAGGTTACGATGTACATATCAGACAACGTTACAACTTTCAATATATAGAGTTCGCATCAAACCCTTGAGGTCAGATTTATCTACAGACATCTCTACCTCATCAATATACTCATTGAGAAGAGTAAGTGTATCTTTTGTAGAAACTTCAATGTCAGCAGTATCTTCTTCGACTAAAGTTTCTACAATTTTTACATCATGAACTCCTACGTTGTAAAGACGATCAACCAGTGTTTCAAACATTTGGTAGTCTCGTTTTTCATTGACGACGATCTTGATGTACTTGTCTTTATAATCAGACACATCTTGTTTGTTGTAGTCCATACTGGTGTCGTCATAAAAGATTTTGTCGAAGATCTCGTAGGGATTTGCGACAAACTTAAGTTTATCACTTTCAGTATCGTAAATATGGAATCCACGACGGTCTTTATAATCATTCCAATACATCTGATAAGGGTTGCCAAGATATTGGACGTTACCTTTCTTTGACTTGTGATGATAATGTCCAGACCACACACGCTTGAAGCGGTGGAATAGTTGTGGATCCATACCATGATCCATCTTCATGCCAGGAGTTACTTCAAACCCAGTAAGTTCAAGATGACCACAGCAGATATCTGCTTCACTAGTTTCTAATCTACTAAAGACATCTTCCTGGTTCTCTTTATTGATCCAAGGCAACATCAGAAATACTTTCTTACCCATCAAAATTTCTTTGGGTTCAGAGTAGATTTTGATATTATTATATTGCTCTAGCAGAAGTTCTGGAGAGTTAATGCGGTTGGTGTTCTTGTAATAAGTGCAATGATTACCAAGTAACATATGCACCTCATAATCTCTCAGTCTCTCGAAATAATTTTCACGCACACGGTGAAAAGTATTAAAGTCCATAGACTTTCGATTATCAAATGTGTCGCCCAGATCAAAGACGACCCTGACACCCTCCTTCTCAAGCGTTGGAAAAAAGATTTCATCATAGAACTTTTGAAAATAATTCCAGAACGCTAGGGAACCTTTACGTCCGTCAAGATGCTGGTCCGTGATTATCGCGATCTTCATAATTTACCTCCAACGATTCCGTCAAATGGTTTGGACGTTTTGCAATTTGCCCAGTTAGTATTGATACCTTCCAAGTGGAATCGCGTTCCTGAAATACAAACTTCCCTCGTGAGTGCTGTGATGTACGGCGTACCATTCTTGCCATAGCTAGACCACGTTCCAAAGCGTTTTTGTTCGACACGGAATTCTCCATAAGGTGTTTCAAACCATTCATGTTCAGTAATTTCAGGGTGCTCACTCATCGATTCATTCTCGTTTCAATATTTTCTTTAATGCTTCCCATGTCAGAATAGGAAGCGTTCATACCAGACATACTACCATCATATGTGTCAGTATGCATCACCTCGTCATATCCAGAACGCTCTAGGATCTTTCCTTTGATCTCTAGTTGCTTCTTCTCTTTCTGAATGCGACGAAGGAAAGCGTAGTAGATGATTTGTGTGAAGTAGGCAAACGGGTTTTTGGATTTCTCTGGGTCAAAGTTGTCAATGTACTGTAGGCAGTTCTCGATGCCGTCACAGATCATGTCCTCACGGAACATGTAGTTGACAAAGTTTGGTTTGTATGATAGGTGTGTTGCAATCTTTAGAAAGCATTCTCCTAGGTAGTTTGTAACACGGGGTCGCGGTTTATCGTTTTCTTTTGCATAGAGAACTTTACTGCGATACTCAGTAATAGCAGCAAGGAACTCCTTGTTATTAACGTAATACTCTGTTTGTTTTCTTTTTGCCATTACTGTGTATGCCACGGTTTGCCTTACATTATCATGAAGTCAGTATAACACTGGATACCATTCTTGTCAAAGCTTGACAGATCCTCAGAAACTTAGTAGAATAACTCTGTCAGGGTTCAAGAGAGGTAATAGCTTTTAGCTTTTTTTATAGATATCTTCTAGAGACTTTTTCATTTCATTTATTGAACCCAAGTATCCAGAACTTCTAGGTAATTTATTCCCTCTACCAGCTAGCGACTTTCCGCTCTCTAGTTTGTTGAGGGTTTTTTCATAGAAATCTACGATCTCTCCCTCTATTTCTACAATGGTCATTATGTGAGATCTGTTAATAATAAACATATTATCAAATGTTGCAGAAATCCATTCTTTCAGTGAGAATCCACTTACTTCTAATTGACCTTTACGTTGCTTAGCATTCTCTACCATGAGAGGGCGTTCCAACATAACTTTGTCTTCTTCAGGAAGATAACAAACTTTGGATACTAATTCTTCACCTGATAATAACTTTACTGTTGCATAAAATTCTTCTTCCATATTTAACTTGCTCTGAGATTGACTTTTATAACCTCATACTTAAAGTTCTCTTCATTATAAATGGTAACTCTTTCATTCAAATGTCGTAAGGTGTAGTTCTGTCCGCCGATATCATCAGCGATGTCGTACAAGGTTGCGATATCTTTTCCTTCGCCTTTCCTGAGGACACGTCCGATGGACTGAAGATTGCGGATGCGCGACTTACTAGGGGAAGCAAAAATAATATTATGTAATCGTTTGATGTTAATGCCAGTAGAGAAAGTTCCGTAGGATGCGATGATAACAGCGTTGTTCTCAGTCTCAGTAATCTGTCGGACTTGCTCTCGGTCTTCTACATCAGTCCCACCATGAACAAAGAATAGTTTTCGTTCAGGGTCTATGCTGCTATTTATCAAATCAAAAAGTGGTTCCCCATGCTTCTCGATATAGTTGAATAACACAAGCGTATTGCCTTCTATATCTTTGACTAGATTTTTGATGAGGTTATTTCTACCTTTATGTTCGACAAGATACTCCATCTCATCATGATATGATTCAAAGTATTGCGGAGCGTGCTTACATAGCAACACTTTGATTCTAAACTTGCTAAGATATCCTTCTCTGATTAGATCATCTGTTTTAGTAACACGCTCACAGTTACCAAACAATCCTTCGAGGACCCACTTATGTGTCTTGCTACCGTCAAGTGTTCCTGTAAAACCAAAGCGATACTTTGCGTTATGCAACTTTGTCATGATTCCTGTGAGGGACTTTGACTTAAATAGGTGTGCCTCATCTCCGATAACACAGTCAATGTCATCAAAGTATCTCTTGGGGAACTTGTAGATTGACTGCCAGGTGGAAATAATAATTGGTTTGTCAGTATTCTTATCTTTGCCCGAATAAATCTTATGCACATGATCGTCAGCATTCCATCCGTAGTCGTTAAAGTCATTGACCATCTGTTCTACCAGGGACGTAGTAGGGACGATGATCAGCGTCTTCTTGTGGGTAGCAGTATAGTATCTGACGAGGGAATAGATCATCAAAGACTTACCAGAACCCGTAGGGGAAAGTAAGAGTTTGCGATTATTTTTTATCGCTTCATAGACCGCACGGTATTGATAGTCGCGTGGAGTAATTCCCTTTCTGGTGATCTTGTCCATAAAGGTTTTGATACCACGAGGAGAAACAAAGTCATTTGTCTCCTCAACATCTCCATACCAATCATTTTTTTCATATTCAATTTCATACTGTCTTTCATCTGCCCATACCTTTAGGTGTTCCATCAACCCACCATAAAGTTCGCCTGTACCTGGGGAGTACAGACGAATCGTTCCATCCCAATACTTATACCTAGGATTCTTCTTAAGGAATTTTGCTTCTGGAACTTCAAAAGAAAAATAGTCCGCAAGCTCCATATGAACATGGGGCTCAACGGACTGAATAGTCACATAGACTTCATTCTTCTTTTTTACTGAGAGGCAGGTCATTATTGTCCATTTACGAATTTCTCCCATTCAATGGCACTCTTGATCTGAAAACCTCGGTTAGAAATTTGCTTCATAACCTGATCCAACCAGTAAAGTATCTGGTCTAGATATTTGATCTTAGCTTCTAGATTGATGATCTCATCATCAGACTCTAGATAAACTTTCATTTTTTCAGAAGTCTTGATAGATGATCCGAATGGTTTAGAGGCGTAAGTTTTTGCGTCTGCTTCGCCTGAGTAATACTCACGTTTCTCTTTTACCATTTTGCGGATCTCAAACTCCAGCGAGGTTTTGATCTGCTGAATGTCAGTGTAATGGTTTAAGTATTTATTATGTTGAAAAGGGATGTCTAACGCGAGTTGTCCCAGATCTGTGGTGTATTGTTTGTTCTTAAACTGAAAATCAACGGCACTATCTTCTGCCCAGTCTTCTCTCAGTTTTTCAAATTTATTACGAAGAGTTTCAAAATTCATAGAGGTTGTAAGGATTTATCGCGAATGAAGAACCGTTGATGTTTGAATGTCACCTCAGCGGTGATGTATTCTACATCTGTCATTGTAGCATCGAACTGTAGATTTGTTAGTGCTACTGGAAATATGTTTTGAAATTCTACAACGAACGCTGGATTGTATTGTGATGTAACAATGTGCAATTGCCCAAGAGTATAGATGTCATCCTCTGGAGTAGTACGTGCCATTTGATCAGCATTGCCAACATCACGGATCCAATTGTGAATGCTATAATAATTTTTGAGATCTTCATCCACAATAAAACGCACAGAAAAATCCCCGAACGTTACGCCGCCACCAGGAGTGATTGGCAAATTCCTAAAAGGACTTGCTACCTCCGTAGTTGGCATTGTAAGATCGGGGACGTTTGCTGTTTGGCAGAAGAAATCTACTCCATCAAACTTTTCTAGTTTGAGGAGGTAACCAATAGGGTTTAAAAAATTTCTGTTAGAGGGTTGCTCTTTGTACCACTCCGCTGCCATGTCAACTTCCCAAGCTACCTAGTATTTATGGGTTGTTGGGATCGAGACCTAAACTGATAAGATATTCTCTCCACCACTCATGTTTTTCTTTCTTCCATCGTGGAACAGGTCTGCCTTGTTCTGAATACCATTCTAACAAAGCAGTATCAATCTTCTCAGAGATTTCCAATTGCCTAATCCTCTTCTGTAGAATGTCTATTTGCATTGATGATTTCTTCCAGTTGTTTCCGAATATCTGCAGAACGTTTCTTATCACGTTCCGTATGCTTATACCCATATTTACCATGGAAGATAGCATGACCTTGACAAATCATAGTAATTCCAAAGAAGAACAGCAATACTGTTCCTATTAATTCTAAAGTGTGATTTTCAACCATGGTAGTAAAGGAGGAATTACTCCAATAAGTCGAAGCAAACCCTCAGCAAAAAGTGCAAGAACAACCCACCCAACACACATAGAGATAATTGAAGCGTTACGATTATGCTTTCGTATGGCATCATCAATCATCTCCTGGACTTCTTCCTTCGTCACTGTCTCCTGTGTCTTCGTTGTACCAAAAATCATTCCAATCCTCTGGCGAATTTGTGACATCTTCCCATCCTGGTTCGTAAAGCGGGCATGGTTCTTCCATCATGGTGTCAATTTTCATTCTTGATACCCTATTATATAATAGTTTATAGTCTTTGTCTTGTGGATAATCGTTACCAGTCATCCTCTTCTTCTTCGTCGTAAAACTCATAAGGACCATGTTGCATCTTCTTTAGTTTTTCTGTTTCAGTTCTAAAAGAAACTGTTTCAGTGAACCATATTGCTAGTTTCATTACAATGAACACCGCTAATAGCGGAGATAAACACAGTAGTAATACTAGGGAGGATTGATTCATGAACCGTATTCGTTGATGGCGTCTAGCACCTTGTTCAGAGCAGCGTGGTGCCCGTCATGCCAGTCTCCTGACCTGTCAGAGTGTTGCCCGTCATACAGTGCCGTCTTCATCTTATAGACTCTTGCGAGAATGTCAACCTTGTCTAGTTTTCCACGAGGCATAAAGTTACAGATGCTTCTTCTATTTAAGCACAAAAAAAGGGACCCCGCAGGGTCCCTGTGTTGATATGAAAACAGATCACATGAGGTTCTTAACAAGAACACGTCTGTAGTACTGGTTCTTAGATGCGGTGAGTGACTCAGCATCAGGAGTACCAGCGGATGCCTCAACGAATGGGTTGGAGACCATGCCGTAGCGGGTCTTGAATCCAATCTTAGGCTGGAAGGTGCTAGGATCGATTGAACGTAGCATCTGGAGGGGTACATATGGGCAGTAGAATAGACCTGCGTCATATGGGGAGGAACCCTTATAACCAACAACATAGTAGTGGTTGCTGGAAACGTTAGCGGAATAAGGATCAACATAGACCTTGATTCTGCCGTTCATGGTTCCGACAAGGAGGTTACCAGTGTCATCAACTTCACCGATGGAAGGACCACCAGCGCCGCTTAGACCTGAGGAGTAGTCGAGAGTTCCAGACATCGCGAGAGCAGAAGCAACATCAGCAGAAGTGATGATGAAGTTGCCCTTTCCTCTACGAGTCTGCTGAGCGATTGCGTTAGCGTCACGCTCAACTTGGAACATAAGTCCCTTGAACTTCTCAACGGACCATCTGCCGTTGGAATCAACGTCGAGGTCGAAGATACCAGCGTTAGCAACGTTGTTCTGAGCACCAGGCTTAGCAACGGTATAGACGGTACGAACTACTTCGCGGTTGATTTCAGCAAGGATCTCGCTAGAAAGTAGGTTAGCGAGCTCTTGCTCAGCATCAAGACCATGGATTGCCTTGAGGTCTTGTGCTAGTTCTAGAGTGTATTCTGCTTTGAGAGCTCTGGTACGTGCTTGTACCGAAGTCTTCTCGATGCTGAATGACATCTCGTTGAACAAGGTTGCGCCTGAACCTAGGGTTTCAGCGTCTTCTCTTGCAATGCCTCTGAGACCACGCTCATAGGTGCCACCGTCGTTAAGAAGACCAGGGTTAGCGTCGGTAGTACCGCCGTCACCAAGGGGATTAACGTCGTCGGTTCCAAGAGGAGTGTTGTCGTATGCGCCAGGACCTGCAGAAGATGCAGAGAAGTTAGCGTCAGGCTCGTTGTAGAGTGCCTCACGACCAGCACGTAGTGCGTTGCTGTCGTCTTGATAGTGCGACTTCATTGCGAAGATTAGTCCAGTAGGACCGCTCATTGGTTGAACGCCGCAGATGTCGTATGCTACGAGGTTAGGCATAGCACGACGGATTAGGGAGATCATTACAGGATCGAAACCTGCAAGACCACCAGTTTGGGTGCCTAGTGCGCTACCAGATAGTGCGTTAGCACCGATTGCACCAACAGTGTTGGATGCTTCGTTGATCATACCACGCTCTTCGCGTAGTTGCTTTTCGGTGTTTTCTAACAGAACAGCGGTAACAGCCTTTCTATAATTGTCTTTGATGGCACCAGCGCCTTCATGACCTAGAACAGGGTTCCACTTTTCTGTTAGAGCTTCTGAATTAAACATGATTGCTCCGTTAAAAAAGTAGTGTAATAATATCAGGATTGCCAGCGATTAAGAGCGTTGAGATATTGTGCCATTGCTGGCGATACCTCTTCTGCTCCTTCTACTGGAGTTTCATCAGCAATTTCTGCGGGTGCAGAAGCTGACTCTTTAAAGTAAGACTCCTTAATGGTCTTGACCTTTGCGGAGAATGACTCTTCCGAGACAAACTCTAGACCCTCAGCAAGTGCTGCGA